AGGAACTACAGATGCTTTAAATTCAGCGACTACAGTTGTTGATGTTTCAGCGGCTACAGCTCCAACCACAGGGCAGATACTAACAGCGACATCATCGACAGCAGCAACGTGGCAGACTCCAGGTGCGGCATCAGGTGATGTGGTAGGGCCGGCAAGTTCAACCGATACAGCTATAGCACTATTTGATGGAACTACGGGTAAGCTTTTAAAAGACTCACCTTTATATGTAGACGCATTTGGAAGGGTGAGCAATAACAACTTACAAGCTGGTTCGACTCATTACGGCTTTGATGCCGGAATAAATGATGACCTTACAACAAACAACAACACCTCATTCGGCTTTGAAGCAAATAAGTTAGGGGTGAATCTAATTGGAAATACAGCAGTCGGGTATAGAGCTTTATCTACAAACACGTTTGGATCGAATAACGTAGCAGTAGGATCGAATGCACTAGGATCAGCAGCAGGGAACTTTCAGGGGAATATAGCAATTGGCACAAATGTTCTGACAGGTTGTAACGGTGGTGACTACAACACAATTATCGGAGTATTCGCAGGATCGGCAACAACAGGAGGAAACCGAAACGTAGCTATGGGGTATAACTCACACCAATCAAGCACTGGTAATGACAATATTGCTATAGGTTATAATTGTCATAATGGTGGTGGTATTCGTAGCGATAACTTTATATTTGGTTCAGGTACAGCGAACAATCTTTCCACAGGTTCAAGAAACTTTATCATGGGAAATGGTATTTCAGCTCCGGCAAATAACACAAACGACTATATGAATATGTTTGATTTTTTATATGGCGACTTTGCAAACACAAACCTAGGTTTAGGAACTACAGACTACGCATCAGGTGTAAATGTTATAGCAGTTGCGGATGGCACAGCTCCATCGGGAACACCGACAGGTGGTGGAGTCTTATACGTAGAGGCAGGGGCTTTAAAATTTAAAGGTTCAAGTGGTACAGTAACAACTATAGCGGTGGCATAATGGAACTTAATTTAACTATAGAAGAAGTTAACCTGGTCTTGTCGTCATTATCCGATAGACCATTGAACCAGGTTTTAGAAGTATTCACTAAGATACAAACACAAGCAAAAGAACAGTTAGAAGCTAAGGAATAGATGACAGCATATGAGCAAATTAAACACTGGAGAGAAAATCCAGTTGATTTTGTTAGGGACAATTTCCAAGCAGAACCGGACTTGTGGCAAGTAAAAGCCCTGGAATATTTCATTGATGAAGATTACGACATGATGCGTATCTCATTACAAGCATGTGCCGGTCCTGGTAAGTCAGCGGTCCTTTCATGGTGCGGATGGTTATTTCTTTCATGCTATGGTGAACCTGGTGAACATCCAAAAGGTGCGGCCGTATCGATCACAGCAGACAACCTAAGAGATAATTTATGGGTTGAGCTATCTAAGTGGCAACAAAGATCCGAGTATCTTAGAACAGCGTTTACGTGGACCGCATCCAGGATATATGCCAATGATCATCCCGAAACCTGGTTTATGTCGGCAAGGTCATTTCCACAGTCAGCTAATATGGAAACAATTGGTAAGACACTTTCAGGAATACATAGTAAGTATGTCCTTTTTTTAATAGATGAGTCGGGTGATATACCTAACCAGATAGCTAAAGCAGCGGAGCAAGCGGCCGGAGAAACTAAGGGGCGTGGTGGTTTTTGTAAAATATTACAAGCTGGAAATCCAATTAGCGTTACAGGAATGCTTTATATGGCATCAACCTCTAAATATTGGAACGTGATAAGAATCACTGGCGATCCTGAAGATCCAGAGAGATCACCACGTATAGACAAAGAGTGGGCACAACAACAAATAGATGAGAATGGCCGTGACGATCCCTGGGTTGCATCATATATATTAGGGCACTTCCCTAAAACTGCAATCAATTCACTGTTATCAATGCAAGAGGTAGAGATGGCAATGGAGCGAACCATAAAGATCACAGATTATAATTACGCTCAAAAGAGACTAGGCATTGACGTTGCCAGGGGTGGAATGGATGCAACGGTTATCTTTCCTAGACAGGGTTTAGCTGGTTTTAAATATGCCACTATGAGAAAAGCCAACGGTCCAGAGGTAGCCGCACGTATATTGATGGCAAAGAGTAAGTGGAAAAGTGAATTAGAATTTGTTGATGACACCGGTGGTTTTGGTGGATCAGTCGTCGACTCCCTTCAACTATCAGGACAGTCACCTATCCCAATCCACTTCAGTTCTAAAGCTACTGATCCTAGATATTTTAACAAGAGAAGTGAGATGTGGCTAGAAATGGCCGCATGGATAAGAAAAGGTGGTTGTTTACCTAAATGTAATCAGCTTAAGAAAGAGTTAACTTCAGTAAACTATTTCATCAAAAATGGAAAATTCATGCTGGAGTCTAAAGAACAGATCAAGAAACGACTAGGCTTTTCACCAGATATTGCAGATGCATTGGCACTTACATTCGCACATCCAGACATGCCGACAGCAGACAAGTATGCACACTTAAGATCCAACGTATCGAGTTATAATTCAGAGTACGATCCATTCAAGGCTATGCGATGAGAACGTATCACCAGATAAATACAGTAGATAGTTTCAATATATTCTTAAGAGAAGCCAAGCCATTGTTTGAAGAGAACAATACAGAGCTTGATTTTTTCGGGTTGAACGTGAATTTAGACGTTGACACATACCACAAACTTATATCGATGAATAGGTTAAGAGCGTTTACAATAAGAGAGAATGATGAGCTTATCGGATACTCGACCTTTATAATCCAGAACCATATGCAACACGTTGATCACTTACAAGCTAACCAGGATGTGTTATTTATTTCTAGTAACAAGCGTGGTTATGGTATAAAATTTTTAATATGGTGCGAGAATCAATTGAAAAGAGAAGGTATAAGCTTTATTTTTAGATCAGTGACAAGATTTAATGATTGGAGTTTAATTTTAAAAAGGTTAGAATATTCAGAGATGGATACTATTTATATGAAAGACTTAAGGGAGTAGGTATGAGTTCAGGTGGAAATGCAATTTTTGACATAGTTGACTCGGTTTTAAAGCCAGTGAACGACATCGTAACGGCCACAGATAAAGCAGTAAAGGATACTGTATATGTTGTTGGTGGACAAGGTGAGAGAGACAAAAAAGCCGCTGAAAAGAAAGCTAAGAAAGCACAGACTAAACAAATAGCTAAAGCCAAAAAGAAACAAGAAGATGAAAAAGCACTTGGCGAAGCAAGGTCCGACGCAGAGGGAATGAGAGACTCAGCAATTGGAAGAACAGGAAGTAAGAAGAGAAAGACTGGAAGATCAGGGACTATCTTAACCGACTCGTTAGGTGATAACGGTGGTTCAGAAAATCAAGGTAAGAAAAACCTATTAGGACTATAGATATGAATGACAAGGATAAGTCACCAAAAGGGTATAATTATTTATCAAAGCGACAGTATTACAATGTTGTAGAGAAGCAACTACGTGAAGACCGTGATTCATTTAGGACATACTGGAGAGATCTTTCTGATTATATCCTTCCTAGACGTTCAAGGTTTTTCATATCAGATGCAAAGCGTGGTGATCGTAGGAACTTTAATATTATTGACTCTACAGCTACACTAGCATCTAGAACATTATCAAGTGGTATGATGACGGGTATCACATCACCGGCCAGATCATGGTTCAATTTAGCTCCAGGATCAGGCGACAAAGCACCTAACACTAATATAAAGAAATACTTCCAGGACACTACAGAAAAGATGAGATCAATCTTTCTTAGAAGTAATTTATATAATGTCCTTCCAACAATATATGGAGACATGGGAACTTTTGGAACGGGTTGTCTTTTCATGGAAGAAGATATGGATGATACGGTTAGGTTTACTGCCTTTCCTATTGGTTCATATATGATAGCTAATGACCATAAAGGAAGAGTTAGAGTATTCTATAGAGAGTTCCAGATGTCAGTTAGACAGCTTATCGAGAAGTTTGGATCACCTAAACCTGGTAAAAATGGGATGCAAATAGACTGGAGCAAGTTATCTGAGAATGTAAGATATCAATATGACAGAGGACAACTTGAAAGCATGGTTAACATTGGCCATATGGTCTTACCTAACGACGATCATAGACCGGATAGCTTAGAATCAAAATATAAGAAATTTAGCTCAGTATATTATGAGCAAGGTGCAAGTAATCAGTCTAACCAAAACAATTTATCAGTTGATTATCCAGGTAAGTTCTTAAGTGAAAAAGGCTTTGATTACTTTCCTGTATTAGCACCACGTTGGGAAGTTGTTGGTGAAGATACTTATGGAGTTAATTGTCCTGGTATGATTTGTATTGGTGACGTTAGACAATTACAATTTGGTGAAAAGAATATAGCTACAGCAATCGATCAAAAAATCAAGCCGGCAATGGTTGGACCTATTGCACTTCAAAACCAAAAGGCATCTATTCTTCCTGGTGATATTACTTACCTGGATGAAAGGGAAGGATCTAAAGGTTTTAGAAGGTTGTTTGAAATAGACTTTGATGCAAGGGAGCTTGAGAATAAGCAGGATCAGATAAGACAGAGAATATCAAGGACTTATTATGAAGATCTTTTCTTGATGTTAGCACAGTCAGATAGACGACAGATCACAGCGAGAGAAATAGAAGAAAGACATGAAGAAAAACTCTTGGCTTTAGGGCCAGTTTTAGAGAGAATAAACCAAGACTTATTAGATCCTTTAATTGAAAACACTTTTGCTATAATGGATAAGCAAGACTTATTGCCAGAAATACCAGAGGAACTTAAGGGACAGGACTATAAAGTTGAGTACATATCAATAATGGCACAAGCACAGAGGCTTGCCGGTATTGGTAATATTGAAAGGTTTACGGGCTTTGTTGGACAGATGGCACAATATGATCCGACAGCACTTGATAAACTTAACACTGAAGAAACAATTGATTTATACGGGGATTATGTGGGAGTTCCACAAAGTCTCATAACGAGTAAAGAAGAAATGGAAGCGATCAAAGAACAAAGGGCAGCACAGCAGCAAGCAGAGCAACAAGCAATGCAAGCACAGGAAGCAGTTGCGGCCGGCAAAACTTTGAGTGAAACCAAGATGGATGAAGGATCAGCATTGGATGAACTAATGGGGGCAGTAAGTGAATAACTTAGCAGACCCGAAACAAGTTAAAAAAGCAGAGTTGAAAGAAAAAGATTTAAGGAAGCAGCAACTTAACGACATTCGCACAGTACTTTCTAGTATTAGTGGACGTAGGTTATTTTGGAGAATACTTGAACATTGCAACACTTTCAACACTGTATTCAATGAACAACATTCAACCATGAGTTACCTTGCCGGTAAACAAGACTTAGGTCATTTCATTATGTCAGAAATTACACAAGCAGATGAGAATCTACTTTTAAAACTAATGAAAGATAACAAAGGTAAGGAGAACTAATGAGTGAACAAACAGAAATGGAAGTTAAAGAAACAGTGGTTACAGAACCAGCAGAGAACGAAATAAAAGAAACTACAGTTGAGGACGCTCTTTATGGAGCTGATCCTGGGAATGACGAGACAATTGACGAGACAAAAGAAGAAGCCGCAGACAGTGATGAAATCACAGAGTCTAAGGAAGAAACTGAGTCAGGTGACGATGTTAAGGAGTCCGAGGATCTAAAAGAGACAGCACAATATAAGCTGGAGTTAAGTGAGAATAGCCTGATGGACAATTCTTTTTTAGAAGAGATTGAATCTTTTTTAATTGAGAATAACGTGTCGGAAGATGTGGCCAAAGGGATGCTTAACAAACAGGAAGAAGTGCTTGCGAAGTGGGTTGAGTCAAAAACTGAAGCTATTGAAGCTGAGAAAGATCAGTGGAGAGATCAGGTTGTAAATGACAAAGTAATGGGTGGAGACAATTTAAAGACTACAGTTGAGAATGCTAAAAGAGTAGTCGGCAAATATGCTTCAGAGGACTTTGTTAATATGCTACGTGAGACAGGTTATGGAGATAATCCGGAATTTGTCAGATTTGTATCGGCCATTGGAGCTGCCATGAGTGATGATACACTCGTTAGTGGCAAGGAATTTGGTGGCGAAAAAAGAACAGAAGATTATTTTTATGGAAGTAATTAAACTAATTTAAAAACTAAGGAGAGTTTTAAATGGCAACATTATCATCAAACGCATTAACACTTATTGACTTTGCAAAGAGAATCGATCCAGATGGAAAAACACCAAAGATCGTTGAACTACTTGCACAAACAAACGAAATTCTAGACGACATGAAATTCATGGAAGGTAACTTACCAACAGGACACAGAATTACAGTAAGAACTGGTTTGATGTAGACCAGTATAAATCCCTCCTTATCGACTTGGAAGTCCAGCGGTGGACGACAGGGCGCAAGGGTAAAGCTAGCGTGAACGACTGAGCGGAGGGACTAAGAAGAGAAATTCTTAGATGCGACAGTCTGGTCTCTCAGATAACCAGAAAAGAAATGAGAGAGGGGAAGCCCGAAGAGGTGAGTACCCCACAGCAATTTGCTGGAGTAACAATTAGTACCACAAGTCTATTGGCGATTATTGAACCAGGGTGTTCAACCAAGTAAGTCACTCGCAGCTCAAATTGACGAGCAATGCGGAATGTTAGAAGCATGGAGTGAAGTAGATCAAGAAGTAGCGGAACTTAACGGTAACGTAAACTCTTTTAGATTATCTGAAGCTCAAGCATTCTTAGAAGCAATGAACCAAGAAATGGCTTCAACTTTATTCTATGGGAATAGTTCACTATCACCAGAGGAATTTAACGGCCTTTCAGTTCGTTACTCTGACTTATCAGCTCCTAACGCACAAAACATCGTTAACGGTGGTGGATCAGGATCAGACAATTCATCTGTATGGTTGATTGTTTGGGGTGAGCAGACTTGTTGTGGTATCTTTCCAAAAGGATCTAAAGCTGGCTTAACTCATGAAGATTTAGGTCTTCAAACTATC